TGGCGGCAGGCGACGATCATGGATCTGGTGGGGATCGGCAACGCCGCCCAGGCCGAAATCCAGCGCGCCGTCCACTGGGCGGAACAGGGCGACTGACGTGTGCATGGCGGACCACGACCTGGAAAAGCACGCGGCCGACTTCGCGTTGTCGCGCCTGGCCGTGCTGAAGGCTGCGGGCCCGCCCGAGTTCAAAGAGATCCTGATCCGCGAAGCGGAACTGCGCCGCGCCCTGGGCGAGTTCCATATCAAGGCGTCCCGCAAAGCGATCAGGGCGGCCCAGTCCGCAGCCAGGGCAGGCAGACCCCTTCGATCGATCCTGGCTGCTGTCAGGAAGGCGTACAAGGACGCCTTTGACGACGCGGCGATCAAGGCGATCACGTCCCAGGTGTCCCACTTCTACGCCCTGGGGAAGCGGGCCGCCTGGCGCCGTGCCCTGGGCGCGTCGAAGGTGCCCCTACAAATCGATCCGCCACTTCCGCCGGCGGAACTGCCCGGAGTGGAAAAGGCGGCGACCCCCCTGGAAATCGCGCCCACGTTCGACCTGCAAGACGTCAACGCGATCAACCGCCTGAACCGGCACCAGGTCTTCTGGGTTGGCGATCATTACGACAAGAACCTGTCGCGCCGAATCGCCTGGACGGCCCGCGATGTGATCGTGCGCCAGGGGCTGACCGGAGAAGACGCGGCGAAGGAACTGGGCGAAGCCCTAGAACGGGAACTGGACGTGGTGCCGGCCGACTACGTACGGCCCGACGCCGCTGGTCCAGTCCCGCCCGGGTGGCAGGGTACGGCTGCGACGTACCACGACGGTTTGGCGACGAACGCTGCGACGACGGCCCGGACCGCCGGATCGATCGACGCCTTCCGTCGGGTGGGGGTCCGGCAAATCGAGATCTTGAACCCCAGTGACGAACGCACCTGTGATCGTTGTAACACCATGAATAGAAAGCGGTTTCCGCTACGTGTAGCGTCTGGCCAGATGGACGCGATCCTGGGGGCGACGACACCAGGCGGGGTGCGGTCGGCGCAGCCCTGGCTGAAGGTGTCACAGTTCAAGGGACTGGGGATACCCCGTGGGGCCGGTACCCGCGGCACCCGGACCCTGACCGAAAACAATATGATACTGCCGCCGTATCATTTCCACTGCCGTTGCGTGGCGGAAATTGTGCCCGGTCCGGTGGTGAACCCGGACCAGCCGAAGGTTAGGACGCGGCCTGCACCGCGCCCCAAGATACCCAAGCGCCGGAACGCACCGGTCCCTGCGACGGTGCCCCGGACCAGTACCTGAAGGTGACCCATGACCGACACACAGAAGCAGACGATCGCGACCCCTGCCCTGGACGACGGCGGTGCCATGTACCCGGCCCAGGGTGAAGTCCGCCACGACCCGCCCACGGACTTTGAAATCGGGCAGATCCTGACCGCGCACCCCGAAGTGCTGCACCTGTCCGCGAAGTCCGCTGCCGACGTCCTGGCGTCCGCCCGGACCGCCCGGCAACGGGAAGGGACGTCGGCCCCGGTCCGCATGGCGTGTGCCTGGGAATGGATCAAGGGGGACGTGCTGCACCACGGGTCGGGCAAGGCGCACCACGACACAACCCGCATGCGGGAAACCCGGGGTGTGGACAACGTTACCGAATACGATCCGAACTTCGCCCCGGGCCGCGACAAACTGGGCCGCAAGTACGACACGGTGCTGTCGTCGTACGTGCTGAACGTGCTGCCACCGGAAGCCAGACGCGCGGCGATCGCCGATATCGCTGGCGCCACGAAGCCCGACGGCCGCGCCCTGGTCGTCGTCTGGACCCCCGCCGACCTGGAAGGCACGAAGGGGACCCCCGAACACGACGGGATCCGCACCAGGTCGGGGTCGTTCCAGCGGGGCTTCACGCCGGAACAACTGGCGGCCGAACTGCGGCGCGCGTTCGGCAAGGTCAACCTGTTGCACGCTGCCGATGGGTTCCTGATCATGCGGTGCATGGACCCCCACCGATCGAAGAAGGCAGAACCAGAACCGGCCCCGACCGAAGCCGCGAAGCAGCCGGAACCCGATCCCCCGAAGCCCGGCGAACTGGTGGCGCAGGCCCGGCACCTGGCGCACAGCCTGGCGCACAAGGTACCCGGGTTCGTGGACCGGGCCGCCAGGCTGACGAACGACCCGAAGCGGATCGGTGTCCTGCGGAACTTCGGCCCGGTCCTGTCTGATCTGCTGTCCCACCTGGAAGCGATCAAGGTGACTGGTGGGCACGAAGCAAGCGAAGTTCCGTCAGCGTTCCCCGCGGCGGCCGAACAGTTGCTGCACGTCCTGCTTCCCCTGGTATCGTCGATCCCCGTGGAAGCGGCCGACGCACGAAAGGCGGTCAACGAAGCGATCGCGTACCTGGAAGCCCTGCCCGACATGCTGGACGATCTGTCGAAGGCGGACGGTGACCTGGACCTGGACGACCTGCCCGACGAACTGGAAAAAGTGCTGGTCCCCGGGATCGGTCTGGTGTCCACCAGGTCGATCGACCCGGTGACGATCGCCAGGTGGACCGACGACCAGGTGCGCGAAGCGGACCTGTCCCTGCATGCCTTCCACGCCGAACTGTTCGCGTACACCGACCGGACGACGACGGGCGCCGAGTCCCGCGAAGACGTGATCAACGCCCACCTGCACCTGCTGCGCGAAATGGCGCGCCGCAATCTGAAGCACCCCGGCGGTCCCGACGAACTGGACGCCGAAACCCGGGGGCTTGACCCGACGGCATACGAAGGGATACCGGAAGGTGACCTGCAGAAGTGGCTTGCTCCGTTCGAACGCCAGACGGCGGCGATCTATCCCGGGGGTGAACAGGACTTTGGATCACAGGTCGTGCTGCCGGAAGTGCTGCGGCACGTCCGCGATATCGTGCTGCGGGAACCGGCCGTGTACTTGGTCGGTGGGGTGGCCGTTCACGGGAAGTCGAAGGGCGATATTGACCTGCTGATCCGCGGTCCGTTCGACGAAGCGACGCGGCACGCGATCCGGTTCCGTCTGGGACGCATGTTCCCGCCCGAGCTGTCCCGCCGGGTCCAGTTCGTGCACGACGACCAGGGCGGCCCGTTCACGGACAACGTGCCCATGTACGACCTGGTGCTGCGACGACGCAACGATCTGCACGTGATCCGCATGGCGGCCGACCTGGTGAAGCAGGCGGACCCGTTCCTGGATATGCCGCCGAAGGACGCCACCCAGCGCCCGGCCGTGTTCCAGTATCACTTCCGGGGGTCCAGTCTGCACCTGGACTTCCGGATCAAGGTCAACGATCACCTGGTGGGCTGGACCCTGAACAACCAGAAGGCGGGGGCCGTGCCCGCCGTGGACACGGTGGAACAGGCCCGACGGATCGCGGACAGGTTCAGCGTGGCCGGTGGGCGGTACACCAAACCGTTCGCGGCCCCGTCCCAGCTTCGCGTCCAGGGCAAAACCCGTCAGCCCGTCGCCTGGCTGAACCTGAAGGATCAGGTGGTCGAACCGGGCGAAGTCGGGGCGACCCGCCTGGAAGCCGGCGTCTTCGTCACGGCCGACCGGCCGACTGTGGAACTGGGCCTGCAGAAACCGGACGCCCACGAATACTTCCTGACGGGGAAGGGGGCCGACGTTCGCGGGATCCTGTTCATGCGGAAGATCGGTTCCACCGATGGCCCGCTGTGGACCGCGACGATCACCGAATCGGCGCTGCCCGGGGTGCTGAAGCCCAGGGCGGTCGCTACCCAGTCCATGCCGCCGAAGGGGTACAGCGCGATTCCGAAGACGCTGGAAGCCGTGACCCCGGAACAGTTCCGGTACTGGAAGGCGAGCAACCCGCGCGAAGCGCGCGAAATCCGCGACGCCCTGGTGCAGTCCCGCCACTTTACCGACGACAACGTGAAGGTGGTGGACGGCCAGTTCCGGCGGACGGTCCGGAAGTTGTACGTGGACCAGGGCGACCGGCTGGACCAGGCGCCGCCGGTCGTGGACTTCGCCCTGTCGCGGCAGGACTTCCGCACCAGCAAGGACGCGTTGCGGTCCGAATGGCACCTGTCCCTTGACGACGGCGACGGGCTGCGAACCTGGGTGCTGCAGGCCGACCCTGCCACCCGTCCGCCGCAGATCACAGCGAAGCAGGTGCACCGTACCAGCAAAGCCCTTCTGACTTTCGAAGGTGCCGTGGAACCCGGCGCCCAGGTCGGCGACGACGTGCTGAACACCACGAAGCACACGACGTCGGGGATCTGTGTCGTGGACCGCGGGAAGGCAACCCTGCTGAAGCGCACCCAGTCGGTCGTCCGGATCCGCTTCGCCGGCGACGTGCTGAAGGGAACGCACACCCTGGTCGCCGAAGAAGAAGGGTCCGACGTGTGGACCATGACACCGGACGCTGCACCCGGCCGCGTCCCGACCGAAAAGGCCGAACCCGACCACGACACCCCGGCCCAGGCGTGCGACTTCGATCCGTCCTGGAAGGTCCGGGCGATCGTCTGGAAGAAGACGACCCCACCCGACGACCCCGACGCCGGCGCGTTCCACTGTGCGATCGGACCGATCGTGAAGGAAGACCGCGACACCTGGAAGGGGATCAAGAACGTCCGGGGCGACACGTACGCCGATATCGGGTGCACGGTCCCGGCCCCAGTGTTCGCGAACGTCGGCGACGTGCTGGAAGTCGAAGTGGGCGATCTGGTGGTGGGCAAGTCGGACGACAAGCGATCGATCACCTGGTCCGAACCGACGGTGATCGGGGTGACCGATCGGCAACCCATGTCGGCCGACCAGGCGGAAGCGACGATCCGAAAGCACGAAGTGGAAAAGCGCACCGCGTCCGGCCTGGGTGGCTTCGAAGTTCTGAAGTCCGACGAAGGCGAACGGTACGTGGAAGGGATCGTGCTGGAACCCACCGACGAAGCCGCAGCCGGTGGTATGAAGCCCGATGCACAGAACGACGTGTACAGCGACGACGACGTATACAACGCCATGGTGTTCTGGGCCGAACACGGCATGCGGATCCACGACCAGCATGGCAAGGACATTTCGGACAAGGTGAAGGTGTTGCAATGCTACTGCGCACCCACTGGGTATACGATCGGTAACCGTTCTGTCAGGCCGGGCACGTGGATCCTGGCGCTTCGCATACTTGACACGGACTTGTGGCAGGCTGTACGGTCTGGACGACGGACCGGCTTTTCTGTCGGCGGACTGGCGAACAGGGAACCAGTGCAGTGACAGATCACACCACGAAGGACACCGATCGGGAACCCACCCCGGAAGAACAGGCGGAGCTTTTCCGCCTGTCGAATATTCGGCCGCGTGAGGTTTCGATCGTCGATAGACCAGCGAACCAGGAACCCTTCACAGTCGTGAAGCGCCACCAGGGGGATCCAATGGAGATCATCGAAAAGGACGACGGGACCTTGACGATCAAGGACGACGACCAGGACACCGAAAAGGCAAAGGGCCGTTTCGCGGCGGACGCCAGGACGTCAGCCGAAAAGCTGATCAGCCTGGCGAACCAGGCGAAAGAAGGCGACGTAACCCCGGCCATGACGAAGGAACTGGGATCGGTCGTCAGCGTGCTTCAGTCGTTGGCGCAGAAGTACCCGAAGTCCACCACGAAGTCCGACGAAGGCGACACCGACGCCGACCAGGTGGACAAGTCGAAGAAGCAGGAACCGGGCGAAAAGCCGGACGACGAAGAAGACGAAGCGAAGGCGAAGAAGGAAGACGACGACCAGGCCGACGCCGACACGAAGAAGTCGGACGAAGATCAGCCGGCCGACGACGCCGACGCCCAGGTGGACAAGGCGAAGAAGCAGGAAGACGACAAGAAGCCCCCGTTCATGGCGGGCCGCTTCACGCCGGCGAAGAAGAAGGCGGTAAAGGCCGCCCTGAAAACCCTGGTGGACGTCATGTCGGCGATCGGGATCATGCCGCCCCCCGACATGAAGAAGGGACTGGACGACCTGGAAGCGGCCGTGGATCGCGCCGAAGTGGACAAGGCCGACACCGACGCCGACGCCCAGGTGGACAAGTCGGAAGACCCGCCGGCCGACGACCAGGCCGACCAGGTGGCCGACCTGCAGAAGTCGCTGGAAGAACGCGACGCGACGATCGCGGAACTTGGGAAGCGACTGGACGCGCTGGAAAACGCCGGCGTCCCGACTTCGCTTCCCGACGATGGAAGCCAGCCCGGCGACACCGACACGAAGAAGTCCGATAGCGTGTGGGGTGGGTGCCTGCAGTTGAACGCGAAGTAACCCGTTCGCCGGGTTTCCGCCCGGTGACCTGACAGTAACGCAAAAGGCAAAGGGGTGACACCATGCCGAGCAACGAAGAACTCATGGAAAAAGCGGTGATCGCAACCGATGCGATTGCCAGCGCCGGGAAACTCAATCCGGTGCAAGCCTCGAAATTCATTGACTATGTCTTCGAGGAAACCGTCTTCAAGGGCAACGCGCGAACGGTCAAGTTCCGACCGGAAACGCTCGACATTGACAAGATCGGTGTCGGGCAGCGGGTCATGTACCCGGCTTCCGAGGGAATCGAACCGGCCGGGCGGACGGGCGTGTCCCACAGCAAGGTCAGCCTGTCCCCCGTGAAAAACGTGGTCCCCTTCGAAATCACCGACGACTATGTGCAGTACAATATCGAAGGTGATGACGTAGAGGATCATATAATCAGAATGATGGCCCGCCAGACCGCTAACAACGTGGAAGAACTGCAGATCCACGGTGACGCGCTGGGCGAAGCGGGGATCGAAAACGACGTGCTGCCGTGGGGCGGAAGCACCACCCAGTATATCAAGGATCCGATGCTGGCCGAGTTCAACGGCTGGCTGCGCCTGGCCGACAGCGGGCACGTGGTGGACGCCGAAGGAAACAACATCGGCGCAACCCAGTTCGGTCAGCTGATCCGCGCGCTTCCCACGAAGTTCCGCCGGAACCGTCGCGAACTGCGGTTCTTCGCGTCCCCCGACCTGGCGCAGCTGTGGCGTGAAAAGGTTTCGACCCGCGCCACCCAGGCCGGCGACGTCGCCCTGGGTTCCGCGGACATGGTGTCACCGTTCGGTATCCCGCTGGTAGAAGTCCCGCTCATGGCGTACGAACCGGTCGTGGTCGAACACGTGGCGCTGACCGGGACCGACCTGATCAGCCTGCGGTACGCTCCGCTTCTGTCCGGGTCGGAAACGGTCTTCGATTCCACCCTGGCGGACACCCCGACCACGCCGTATGTCGAGGGTACGGACTACCATATGGACTACGCCAACGGTACGATCCAGCGTGAAGCCACCGGATCGATCGGCGCCGGTGACACGGTCAAGGTGACGTATACGGCCCGACCCCAAATGATGCTCAGCCATTGGCAGAACTTCATTATCGGGATTGGCATGGACATTTCCATCGAAAAGGACCGGTCGATCTATCGGCAGGTCAACCAGTATGCGATCCACTTGAAGGTCGCGTGCCAGTTCGAAGAAACGGACGCCGTGTCGAAGCTGAAGAACCTGGGCCTGGGTATCTGATCGGGAACCTGGCCTGCACGATACCGGGGCGGGGTTGATCCCCGCCCCGGATAACCCCTAACCCGCGCCGAAGGGGGAGAACATGCAAGCACGTTTCAAGCTACGCACGGGCGGTCCGCGTTCGCTGACCGTCCGTGGGATCCGGTACGAAGCAGATCGGATCTACACCACCACGAAACCGGGCATGGTCGCCTTTCTGAAGAGTCGGCCGGAATTCACGTTCCTGTCGATCGAAGGTGAAGAAGACGACAAGCCCGAACCCGCGCCGAAAAAGTCTGCGCCGAAAAGGGGCGGCCCGATCACGTCGGCCGACCTGAAGACGTTCGTCGCCAAACCGGCCGACGAACCGGATCCGGATCCCGAACCGGAACCGAAGAAGAAGCCGGCGAAGAAGAAGACGAAGAAGCGCACGACGAAGAAGCGCACAAGGAAGAAGTGACATGCCGACCGTGCGACTGAAGCGAAAGCGGGGCGCACCCCTGGACGTCGAAGGCTTCCCGGAAGGTGCGACCCGTTCCGTCAAAGGCGCCCTGCGCCTAGCACCAGGTGTCCCGGCGCACGTCACTGCTGACGAAGCCGCGCACCTGGAAGCGATCGGGGCCCCGGTCGCCGTCACGCCCGACCCACCCCCACGGCCCGAACCGCCGAAGCCCGCCGCGAAGAAGGCGAAAAAGGCGAAGAAAGGCAAGGGGAAGAAGTCGGGCGCGAAGCCGACGGCCCCGAAGGACTGACCCCGTTGTGCGCGTCAACGACCGGCGTGGGATCACAACGTGCTTCGACCTGGGCGATCCGAAGGAACTGGACACCTGGGGCGAAGTCGAACACGACCGGCACGCGCAGGACAAAATCACAGGGGTGATCCTGGGCGGTACCGGTACCGCCCAGGTATCCGTCCCCACCCCCCGACGTTTCCGATCGGTATCCTACCAGGCCGAACCCCTACAGAACGGGCAGGGGTGCAACGGCGAACGGTTGATCGTCCAGGCTGACGACGTACGGTTGACTGTGCTAGTCTACCGGTCAGGAATGGCGCGGGTGGACCTGGTGAAGACCGGCCACCCCAGACACCTGTCCCAGTTCGACAAACCCAGGGGGACCCCATGACAGAGCAACATAATGCGTTGATCCCGGCCAAGTGGTCGCAACACCGGCTGAAGGAAGGATCGCCAGCGGCGGCCGACGGTTCGATCAGTGGCACCTTCCCGAACCGTCGCGGCCTGATCGGCTGCGACGGGTACACGACGATCAACGCCACCGTACGGTTCACCGGCGGGACGAACCCGACCGCGGATCTGGACGTCCTGGCGTACGACGAAGACCGGGACACGGCCGGCGCCGGGTACGGGTTCACGGTGATCGATGAGCACACCGGCGTCGTGGACCTGGAAACCGTGCGGTGCACGGCACACCGGAACCGGATCTTTATCCTGATCAGCGCGATCACCGGAAGCCCGGACGCGATCGAAGTTCGCGTGGGGCCGGGGGAAGCCGCACCATGGCCGCAACGCTAACCGTTGACGTCGAACACCTGCCCGATCTGCTGGCGCTGTACGTCACGTCGGGGGGACAGATGGTGGACCCGGTGGCCGTCGAAGTCCAGGTAATGGACCTGGACGGCGGCGAACCGGGTACCGAACTGTTCCCCGCCGCCGGCGGGTGGGAAGACATGCTGACCGTGGGCAAGCGGTCCACCGGTGTTTACGACGTGATCGACGGCAGCGCACCATGGAAGCACAATGCAGCCGTGGCACGTGGTCGGGTGAACTGGAGGCACAAGCTGGCGGCGACCGACGACTGGACGTACGTCCGCCGGTCGTTCCAGGTGTTGCTTGCAGCGACGACGGGCAGCGACGCCGGCGAAGCCGTGGCGTTCCTGATCCAAGATCTGCGGGACGTTGGGGTGACCCTGACGATCGCGTCCGACGTCGCCGTGTACCTGCAGTCGGTTCGACTGCTGCAATTGGCCGAACGCTTCTGCCGGCAGCACCTGCGGCCGTACTTCGGGACCATGCGATTCCACGGATACGACAACCGGACGCTGCCCCTTCCCGAACCCCTGGTGGGTGCCCAGTCGGTAACCGAACACGATCGGGTGCTGGACCTGGATCACCTGATCGTGTGGGGGTACGAAGGGGAGGAACGCCGGAACCCGCGCCTGGAAGTCGCCCTGACGGATCCGGGATCGTCGATCTATACGGCCCCCGGCTGGCGCCGGACGTTCGACGCCCGGCTAATGATCTATGTCGTGGGGGTGTGGGGGTTCTTCGACCCGGACACCTTCGACATGCCGGAACTGGTGCGCCAGGCGTTGATCAACGAAGGGGCGTCCGTCTTCGGTGTCACGCCGTCCACCGGTGGCGGTTCGGCGGCCGGTGCCGTCAAACGGGAGAAGACAGACGGACACGAGATAGAATACGCCGTCCAGGCGTCCACGGTGCGCCCTGGCGGGCTGTCGCTTATGGATCAGGCGACCCGGGATACGCTGCTGCTGTACAAGGCGCCGATCGCAATCGGGGCGCCGCGGACGAAGTGGGTGTGATATGGTGCTGCCGAATCTGATCCACCCGATCTGGATTACAATCCAGCGGGCCGACAAGTCGGCCACCGTGTACGACCCCGACGCCCGGGAACCCCTGCGCAGCGTGCACCGCGAAGAAGTGCTGATCCAGGCGCAGATCGTGTACCGCCAGGTCGCCGATCCCAGGTTCGAAGGGTACGGTCTGACTGAAGACGCGCGGGGATACCTGCTGTTTCGGTTCACCGATCTGGACGCGAAGGGGTACACTCCGGCCAGGGGTGACATGATCACGCAGTTGGGGCACAGGGCAACGAAGCTGTTTCTGTTGCAGTCGGCTGACGCCGGCCACTATCCAGACCAGAACGGGGCTTCACTGATCCGATGGTTCTGGGGTGACCGACGTCCGACGACACAGCAACCGTCCAGCTAGGGGGATATATGGCAAAGCCAGGGATCAGGCTGACCGGCGAGTGGCGACGGCTGCGCGCCCTTCTGAACCCTGGCAAGTTCCGCCGGCGACTGGAAAGGGAAGTGGGAAAGGCGACCACGAAAAACGTCCTGCTGTTGCGCCGCGCAATCCGTGAAGCGATCAGATCGAATATCGCACCCCGGAAAGTCGCACTGTCGAAAGCGCTTGCACGCGGTGGATCGAAGTCTCTGGTGGGCCGGACCGCTGCCTTGTGGCGATCGGTGACCTACCTTCGTCTGTCCTGGAATCGCGCCTTTGCCGGGGTGCTGCGACGTGGCAAAAACGAGCGCGGGGATCCGTTGTACAATATCGCGCTGACCCTGCACGAAGGGGCGTCAATCAAGGTCACCGATCGTATGCGTGGCCTGTTCGCTGCATTGTTCTGGGCGCGTATGAAGGGGGATCCGTCGATCCTGAAGTCCAGGCGTGCCCGGGAACTGTGGCGCGCTGCCCCGGGTTTCGAGTGGCGCAGGTTGTCGCCGTCCACCAGAATGATCCGGATCGCTGGTCGACCGTTCGTCAAGATCGCACTGCGCGACCGCGGGCTGCGCGTACAGGCAGAAAATAACTGGAACGACGCCGTGGATCGTGCATTCCGTACAGGATAGGCCGAAGGCATGACACAGCCCCATATCAGGACGATCGCCCACACCACGAACTTCCCGTGGGAAGATCGCGGGCTGCTGGAATTCAGCGACAGCGACAAGATCCACCTGTACCGCGACGGGTCGGGGTACGGGATCCCCGACGTCCGCCTGAAGCTGCAGCCCACCCTGGAACCGTTCGGCCCCCTGTACCCCACCGACGACGACCTGTACGTGCGGGGCCCGGCAATCGAACCCGGCGCCCTGCGCGACTGGGTGGCGCTGTTCGTGGCCACCGACGAACCCGACGACACCCTGGTGCAGTTCCGCCTGTACGACGTTACCGGTGCACAGGATCTGTACTGGGACGGGGGCGCCTGGTCCGCGGCCGGCGCTGGGGACTGGAACACCCTGCAGGAAGTGCAGACGAACCTGGGCAGCCTGGACGCGGCTGTGCGGGGGCTGCGCCTGGTGTTCAACCTGCACACCGACGACGCGACTGCAACCCCCAGGGTCACCGGCGCGGTGGTCTTGTTCACTGCGGCGATCACGTCGTTCAACGAAGAGTGGCTTTATCGCACGTTCCTTCGCCAGCTGTCCGCCGGCGCGCAGCCGATCGCGGACGTCGCTGTCAGGTGGCCAGGTGGCACGACGTACACCTGGGACCACGACGCCCAGGAAGAACCCCTTGGCGAAGCGACCCTGGACATTGTGGCGGCGTACGATCTGAACAACGATCCCGACCGCGAAACTGATCTGCTGCAGTCGTACAACACGGGTTCCGGTCTGGTAACCCTTTCGCAGTCCGTGGACGCGGACAACGACGTCCTGTTGCTGGTTGTGTACCAGCCGGTCGTCGCGATCCTGACCCACCCCGACTTCGACGAAGTGGCAGGGGTCCCGGCCGTGACGATCACGACGATCGACGAAACCCTGGTGCGCGAAGACCCCAGGACGATCGCTGCGCCCAATGTCGGGGACGCGAACGCCCGCGCAGTGCAGTCACCGCGGCAGGTGGATTTTGACTTGGAACTGACCGTGGTGGTACCACGGGGGCTGGACCTGGTACGGGTAACGGAAGCGGTCCAGACTTGGATACGTAACAACCCTGTGCTATTGTCTAGCGCGACGGGCGGCCGTGTTTCGGTCACCATTCAGGAACCGTTCAGCAGCACCCCGCGGGGTGACGCTGCGCACCTTCACGAAGGGACCCTGACTGTGCGATTGTGGAACGCCGAACAATGGATCTTCCCGGCGTTCGACGCGTACAGCGCGCAAAACCTTGTACTATCTTGGAATCCGTAACGAAACCGGAGGTTTAAGCCATGGCGATCATTCGACGATACGGCCCGACAAAGGGCGCCGGAACGGTCGTGATCGAACAGCCGCCAGAGGAAACGATCGAAGCGTCCGCGCTGGGCGTGTGCGCGGTGATCGGCCAGTTCGAACGCGGCAAAGTCAACGACGTGACCGACCCGCAGTACAACCGCTGTCCCACAAAGTCGGTATTCGAAAAGCTCATGGGTGGCCGCCTGGACGCAACGATCGCACCCGACGTCTGCCAGGACTTCTTCGATCACGGGAACGGGGCCGGCGAGTTGATCGCCGTGCGCGTCACCGACGGGACCGAAAAGACGGCGGAAGTCACGCTGTTTTCACGGCACTGGGGCACTGCGTTCACGGCCGACCAGGCCGACAAGGACAACCAGACGCAGACGAAAGTCGGGGTGCTGAAAATCACGGCCGATAATCCGGGCGCCTGGGCAGGCCGTGCCCGCACCAGGCGCGCCGAAGTCGCGGACGTTGCCGATATCGGCACGACCACGCTTCTGGACGCGGACGCCGGGTGGACGGTCAACGAATGGGCCGGCGGACAGCTGGTGCTGGACGGCGTGTCGGGCAAGGTGTACGACGTCGTGAGTAACACAGCAACCATCCTGACCGTCGAATCCGACGCCGACATGGACACCGATCTGGGGACCGGGTCCGAAAAGGGGTACGAAGTCGCCCTGGCGTTCGACACCCTGGAGTCGGGCGACGAAAAGGGAATGGCCGTGCGGATCAAGGAAGCCCAGACCCTTCCGGACGACAACTTCGGCCTGGAAGTGTTCGTGGATGGCCAGCTGGTCCGCGACTACGCCACCCTTTCCATGGATACGTCCAGTCAATACTACGTCGAAAAGGTGATCAACGACGACAGCGGAAACGACTGGATCGTGGCGTCCGACCTGTGGGACGGACAGGGGGCCGTGGTCCCCGACGTCCGGCCGGCGAACCAGTACGGGCAGCTTCGATCGCTGACCGCCACCGCGGCGACGTTCAACGTGTGCCAGGTCGTCCAGGTGGACGACAGCAACGTGCAGGTGGTCAACGTCACGAACCCCGGGGTCAGCGTGTGGGTGCCCCACCGGTTGACCTTTACGTATGATCTCGCGAACTTCAAGTATACGGTCGCCGCGTCCCTGCTGTACTGGCCGGACATTGCGATCGCGAACCTGGACGACTTCGCGATCCCCACCGGCGAACAGCTGGAACAGACGTGGTCACATCCCGGCCTGGGGCCCGACGTTACGGTGGACCACCTGGCCGACCCGGCCGACGCTACCCAGTTCGTGATCGACGTCCTGCCGATCGACCATTACGGGGCCGTGGGCGGCGAAATCGCACCGGACGCCGGATCGAATCCGCTGAAGCGGTTTCTGGTCAGCAGCGCCGATTCCGATAGTGTCGCGATCAGTTCCGGCGACCTGACCACCGTGGGCACTGCTCCGGTGCAGGCGGCCGTAACCGGGACCGTGGCCGAACCGTACGCGATCGTCGCTGCCACCAACGACGGTTTCAGTATCAAGGTGGACGGTCGAAAGATCGTCACCGACACCCTGACCGCGGGTGCTACCCAGACGGCCGCGCAGGTCGTGGCCGATATCAACGGCGCTTTCGATACCCAGTTCGGGGCCGGGGTGATCAACCCCGCCAGCGTGTACAACGATGGCACCGACAACTTCGTGAAGCTGGAATCCGGCTGGTACGAAGGCGGCGGGCCCGCGTCCCTGGTCGAAGTCGCTACCGCTTCGAACGACTGTTACACCGACCTGGGCCTGACCGTCGCCGAAACCCAGGGCACCGAAGGGACGGAAGCGCAGCTGCTGTTCGGCGCCCTGCTGGGTGGCGGGTTCGACGGCGGCGTGCCGGCGGATCAGGAATACCTGGACGCCCTGTCGATCACCGACAGTCCGCTGAACCGCCTGGTGGACAAGGGCCTGGGCGTGATCCAGATCAGCAGCGCCGGTGTGACCAGCACGACGGTGCAGAAGCAGGGGCTGAGCTACGCCGAAGCGAAGAACCATATGTATCACGTGCTGATCCCAGAAGCGACCACCGACGAAGTGGACGCCGTGGACTATATCAACGGCACGATCGGACGGTCGGACTTCGGGCTGTGCTACTTCCCCACGTACGCCGACGTTCCCGACCCGGACCGCGACGGACTGACGAAGGCGATCCCGATCACCGGTCAGGTGCTGGGGCTGGACGCGAAGTTCGCGCGGTCGTTCGAAGGCTACCACCGACCGGCAGCCGGGATCGACGCCGTGCTGCCGCGGATCGTGGAACTGCCCACCGGCGACACGATCCTGAACGAAGAACTGCTGAACCCCCAGGGGTTGAACGTCGTGAAAAAGAAGCAGGGCAACTTCGTTGTGTGGGGTGGCCGGACGATCAGCAAAACCAGCGCGTTCAAGTGGAAGACTCACCGGCTGCAGTTGAGTCACTACGAACACACCTTCCTGGAGTCGTTCGACTATGTGATCTTCCAGTTGAACAACGCCGCGACGCGCCAGGGTCTGATCAGCACCTTCCGGGTGTTCTTCGCCGCGGAATTCGCGAAGGGCGCCGTGGTCGGGGACAGCCTGTCGGACGCCGTGTCAATCAAGATCGACGACGAAAACAACACCGACGCCACGGCGGCGGCCGGCGACCTTCACGCGGAAATCCTGCTGAAGCTGGTAAACTTCGTGGAACGCTTCGTGATCCGAATCGGGAAACAAGGTATTTTTGAAGGAACTACGTAGGGTTACGTGATAAAAACAAACATCCTGTGACCCAGATATAGGGGGTCTGAAATGGTGACGAAAGGTACGATCAAGAGCGACCATATCCCGCTGAACAAATTTCAGCTGCTGGTCGCGGGCATGCCGCCCCTGGCGCCGATCACGGTGTCGGGACTGGAAGAAGAAGTGCAGCGGGTCGAACTGCCGGACCGCACGGCCGCGTCGGGCGGGAACAGCAACCCGATCGAATTCGACGTGGAGTTTCAGGCGCACGACGCGGTGGAAGCCGCAGCCCTGGAACTGTGGCTGGCGGAAGCCCGCGATCCCGTTTCGCCCGCGTACAAAAAGGTCGGGACGCTGATCATGCAGTCCCTGTCCGGCGAAGGGTTCCGATCCTTCACCTTGAACGGGCTGTGGATCAGCAAGCGGGCAACGCCGGACTTGGACATGGCAAACGAAGGGGAGCTGGCGACGATCACATACACCTTCAGCGCGGACGAAATGTTCCCGCTGTAGAGTGACCGTCCAGCAACCCAACACCTAACCTCCACTTTCACAAGCCCGGCACGGCCGGGTATTTGGAAAGGGATCCAACCATGCGAAACACAACCGTTTCAGAACTGGGACAGTCGTTGCCCATTGGCAAGGAAGCGCCGGGCGGCGAACGACTGCGGGACTTTGCATTCAAACCGTGGCGGACCACAGAAGAAAAGGCGATCGGGAAGTGGCGGGATGAAAACCCAAGTGCGTCGCACGGGCAGTTCGTCGCGTACGTGCTATCGTACTTCCTGACTCGTTGGTGCGGTGAGTCGTTCGAAGACGTGCCGATCGACAAGCGGCGCCTTGCCATGTCCACGTCGTACGCCTGCGACGTGCTGTACGCCTGGATTGCCCTGCGGCGGTTCGCCATGGAAGACAACCTAGACATGGAACTTTCCTGTGGTCGGTGTCGGAACGTGGTGCCGTACACAATATCACTGGGCACGATCGACACGAAGATACCGGACGACGACGATCCCTTGACCGAAGCATTCCAGGTTCGCGACGGTCTGGTGTGGCAGGGCAAGGATAGTCGTATCCTGACCCTGAAGCCTGTACAGTGGTGGGTGTACGAAACAGGATCCGGCAACATGGGAGATCTGAAGGCGAACGTGATCGCCGGATCGATTGCCGGGCTGGACAAGGTGGAAGGGGAAGTCCGGATCCCGGGCGAAGTCCTGGACCTGTCGAAGTACGATCTGGAAGCCCTGACCGCGAAGATCAACGACTGGGAGCCCGGTCCCGATCTATCGGTCGAAGTGAACTGCCCGAAATGCGACTTTCGGATCATTCAGTCGATCCCCTGGATGTTTGACCATTTTTTCTCGCTGACGGCTTCTTCCCTTTCCGAAGTCCGGACGTGATCGAAGAGGAGATCTTCTATCTGTGTTACTACGTCCCCGGCTTCGTGTACGATGTGGACAAGATGGGTCCGACACAACGCGATCGTTTCCTGGAACTGACAGTCAGAGAACGAAAGCGCAAAGCGAAGCGGAACCGGTGGTAAGGGTGGGGTGACGGCATGGCACTAGAGCGGATGGGCCTGGGCGCAGTCCTAGAATTCGCGGTCGGCAAAGCGATCGGCGACATGGACAAGGCGCACAAGAAGCTTGCTCAACTTGAGAAAGGCTTCAAGGCCGTTGGCAAAGGTACCAGTCGAGTCAGAAGGGGGTTCGGTCAGATCGGGCAGTCGATCAAGTCGGTGACGGTTCCGGCGATCGCCGCGATCACTGCAACGGCCGGACTGGCGATCAAGCGCTTTGCCGAGCTCAACGACAGCATGGCAGTGGTCCGCACGATCTGGCCGAAGTCGGAAGAAAAGCTGCAGGATCTTCGGGGGTCCCTGCAAGAGCTGGCGATCGAATTCGGGAAGAAAACCCCGGAGCTGGCCGCCGCTTCGTATCAGGCACTATCCGCTTCGGTGCCCGCGGACGAAATGGCGCAGTTCGTCGAACTGACAGGCCGGACCGCCGTTGCCGGCCTAACCGATATGACGACTGCAACCGACGCTCTGACAACGGTTGTCAACGCGTACGGTGACGCCCTGGGCGAAAACCTGACCACCACCCAACGTGCACAGAAGGCGTCCGACCTGCTGCTGAAGGTCCAGGAAAAGGGCAAGACGACCCTGAACGAGATGGGTCGCACCCTGGGCTTCGTCGTCCCCCTGGCTGCCAAACTGGGTGTCAGCATGGAAGACGTCGGGGCGTCGATCGCCACCCTGACCGCGGTAGGTAACCGCACGTCCACGTCCATGACCAGTCTGCGCCAGGTGATCGCCACGATCGCGAAGCCGACGAAGAAGGCCCAGGAAGCCGCGGAGAAGTACAACCTGCAACTGGGCCCGGCCGCACTGAAGGCAAAGGGCTTTAGTGGTGTCCTGGCCGACATGGTGCAAAGACTGGGCGACAATGAAGAAGCCTTCGGCGAAGTCTTTGACAGTGTTGAAGCCTTCGGTGCCATTGCCGCCCTGTCTGCGGACGGTGCCAGCGCGTTCAACCGCAACCTTGCTGCAATGCGGCAGGCGGCCGGTGCGACAGACAAGGCGTTCGAAGCGCGCACCAAGTCGATCACTTTCCAGTGGCAGCGGCTGACCAGTGCAATCGGTGTGCTTTCCGAACAGGCTGGACAGGCGATCGTGCAGGGGTTCGGAATCGACGGGATCGGTGGTCTGGCCGACGTGATCCGGGACAACCTACCGCAGATCGTGGCGTGGATCCGCGACTTCGTGCAAGGAATGCGTGCAGGGTTCCGGGCAGCGTGGGAAACCCTGAAGCCCCTACTGGAACGACTGCGCCCATTGGCCGAACGCTTCGGACTGATCGGAGACAGCGCGGCCGGGACAGCAGAAAAGATCGGCTTCTTCGTCGGGAAGTTGGCCGGTATCCTCGGCCCGGCGTTCGCTGCCTGGATTGCAATCAAACCGATCCTTGGGGTGCTAGGTGGGATCGTCAATATCGCCGGCGGGGTGATCCAGGCGTTCGGTGGGATCGCGAAAGTCGTGAGCAAGCTGGGGGTGAAAGGGTCCGCCGCCGCCATTGGGATCGGTGCGGTGACTGCGAAGCTGGCCGCGATCAAAATGGAACACCCCGGTCTAATGGACAACTTCCGGGAAACCGTGAAGGAGCTGGACAACACCGAACAGGCTTTCGTCGGGATCAGTCTGGCCATGGGCCCGATCCCTGAAGAACTGCGGCTGATCGAGAAGCAGACGATCAAATCCGCAAATCAGATGAACCTGGCTTTTCAGGGCACCCAGGGTTTCGCGGAAGCCATGCGACGCGAAACCGAACGATGGGTCAAGATCTCTATGATCGCAGCCGAAGCAGCAGAGAAAGTCCGCAAGGCCGTAGACAAGGCGCGCCGCGCCGCACGACTGCAGAAGGCGATCGAAACCGGTGCACCGATTGCACCGAAGGTCGGAGTGGGTACGATATCGCCAGAAGCAAAAGAGGCGATCGCGAAGGAAGAAGCTGGAGTGAAGGCGCAGCGCAAGAAGTGGGCACGCGTTGCTGCGCAGACGATCAAGGAAACCGAAGTCCGGGTAGCTGCTGCAGAACGCGAGGCACAGTTGCGCGAAACGTTCAGTGCCCAACTTGCTGAAATGGAATCAGAAGAACGGAAGAAGGAAGAAGAACGCCGGCGGAAGCGATGCCTGAACGTCAACAACAAACTGAACGTGGACGGGTCCGACCTGAACGTGGCAGAGTCCCGGGCGAAATTGGAAATCACGGAACGGGGCGGCGGCGGGCTGACCCCGTGGCAACGTCGGCAGGTCGTCGAACGCGGGGCCGTCCAGGCTGCGGTCACCAGGGGGTAACCTATGGTCGCTGGGCTGTCAGTCAAAAATGCGCTGAAGTGGAAATGGATGCTGGTCCGTACCGATCTGCCTTTGATCGGGGACACGATCCAGGGTCAGTTCCAGGCTGAAGAGTACACCGAAGAAGTCAGCACGAACTGGGCCGACATACCGATCCCGAAGCGCACGGCACCGAATATCCAATGGGTCCGGGGCGAAGCGGAAGTGGGGTCGTTCCGGGCGACCCTGTGGGCCGAAACCCTGGGCCGGTCGATTGATAGTGACATATCAAAGCTGAAGGCGGCGACAAAGCGCGACGACACCCTGGCCCGGCCGCCGCAGTTTCAGTTCGTGTGGGGCGGGATCACCTTCCCATGCGTGGTGCTGTCCGTGGGTGGCATCCGGTACAACGATCTGTGGGCCGACGGCCGGGTGCGGGGTGCCACCCTGGAAATTACCCTGCGCCGCCTGGAAGACCCGCTGCCCCTGTCCCCCACCGACCCTTCGGCGCCGGTCCCTTCGACCCGGTACCGGCCCGCCCTGCACGGCGACACATACGAAAGCCTGGCACGTCGTGAATACGACAACCCGAACCTGGGCGTGTTCGTCCGACAGGACAACTTGATCGCCTTCCCGGGGCCGGGTGATATCGTTCCCATGCCAGCGGTGCGCAACTTCATTCGCCGGGCCCGGGTGCCGCAGGCGTATTCCCTGGGCAACGACGACCCGGCCACCGCGGCCCGGCAGGCGCTGTTCGACGAATACGCGGCACCGGTCACCGTGCCGTTCGTGCGGGTGTCCTGATCATGGTGTTTTCCGCCCCAGACTATATGGCCCCCAGCTTCGCGATCTTCGTGGAAGGCAACGAGCTACGGGAAGACGTCACGGGCGACGTGATCAGCTGCACCTTCGAACACTCCGCGAACATGGCGTCTATGCTGTCGGTTGTGATCAACAACAACGATCACAAGTACACCGACAACGTGGTGTGGTCCCCGGGCAACGAAGTTGAACTGCACCTGGGGTACGGAACAGAAGTCAACTTCGTGGGGCGCGGCGAGATCATTCGGCACCTGCCGAACTTCCCGGCCGATGGGGCGCCGCAGCTGCAGATCAAGGCGTACGATCGCAGCTGGCGCATGATGCAACAGGAACTGAAGATCACCGGCGGCGCGGCGAAGCGGCCGAAGAAATCGGGACAGGACCGGAACCCCAGGTGGGAAGGGACGATCGACTTTATCGTGGGCCTGCTGGCTGAAAAGTACGGTATGGTCGCGGACGTCGATCCGGACCTGGCTTCGATCGAACCCGACCCGTTCGAACAACCCAGGGGCACCAGCGATTACAAGATCCTGCGCGCCCTGGCCAACATTTACGGTGCGGACTTCCGGGTGGAATACGAACCCAGCGGGGTCCCCTTCTTCCCTGGGGAATGGACGGTCCGCTTCCTGAAGCCGGGCAAGGCAGCGCAGGATCAGGTGTACACGTTTGTCTATGCCGACGGCGACAACAGTACCTTGCTGTCTGTCGATCTGGACTTCGGCATGCCATCAACCCCGTCCGAACTTCAGGTATACGTATTCGACCGGGCAACGAAGGACTGGGTACCGGTCACCGAAGAAGAGACGGAAGAAGACCCGCCGCAAGAGTTCAACCCCGCAACCTTCGTCCCGGGCGTCCCCAACGACGCGCCACCAATCGAGTCCATGACACGCTTTCGCCTGGGTGTCGGCGGGCACGGGGTGGAAGTCCTGACCCGCCGGTTCCCGGACGCGGCGTCAGCCGCCCAATACCTGAAGAACTGGTTTCAGCAGCGCAAGGATCACTTCGTGATCGCCCGTGCCCGGGTACCCGGGATCACGTCCTTGCGGTCCGGGCAGACCCACACGTTCGACGGGCTGGGCAACAGGTACAGCGGGGACTATTACTTTTCGACCGTCAAGCACCACTGGGACGCCGACAGTGGGTACAGCGTCCAGGTGGTCGCAAACAAGGTGCTGGAATAATGGGGCACACGCTGCGCGAAACGTACGACGCGATCGTGTCGGACAACCAGGATCCCGAAAAGCGGGGGCGGATCAAGGTCAAGTGTGGGGAGATCACCGACACCGAACGCGACCTGCCCGAATGGGTGGAACCGTGCTTCCAGTACGCGGGCGTTGAAGGCGCCGCTGGGATCTTCTTCGTGCCGGCCGTCGGGGACCCGGTGGAAATCGAGCGGGCCGTGGGTCACACCGACGACGACGCGTCCGGCATGGCGACGATCATTAACCCGGAAACCCGCTGGCGCTGCATGACGTACGGGACTGCAGCCGACGTCCCCACGGAATTCACGTTCGGCACGTATGGGAAGCGCATGGGGATCAAGACGCCGGGCGGCACCGTGCTGATCTTCGACGACGAAGCGTCCGCCCTGTTCCTGGTCGCCAGCCAGATCAAGATCGGCAGCGAAACGGCGGCCGAACCGCTGGTGCTGGGAAATATCATGCTGTCGTTTTGCAGTCAGTTCCTATCGATCATGGAAACCCACACAC